ATGACTAAAATTTATCATATGATTTTATGTAATTCTGATATAATGAAGATTTTAGCTATAATAAAATCTCTTCCACTGAATGATTGTTGGCTGTGTGCTGGCACATTGAGAAACTTTATATGGAATAAACTTTCTGGAATAAATGAGACATTGACATCAGATATTGATGTTGTATTTTTTGATAAAAATATTTCTTATGAAGAAACGGTGGCATTAGAACAACAATTAAAGGATAACTATCCACAGTACGATTGGGAACTTAAAAATGAATTTTACATGAACACTCATTCTCCTAATACCCCAAAGTATACTAGCTCTAAAGATGCTATTTCGAAATTTCCTGAAAAGTGTACTGCAGTGGGAGCAAGGTTAGATGATAGAAATCAACTCGAACTTTACCTCCCTTATGGTGAAGAGGAAATATTAAATTTCATTGTTAGTCCTACGCCATATTTTGAAGAGGATCTATTACGTTATAATGTTTATTTGAAGCGAGTGGATAAGAAGAAATGGAATAATATTTGGCCTCGTTTAACAATCATAAAAAAATGATAACGTTACTGGAGTTGGCTTAACAGCTTTTAAATTTTTAGACTGACAAATGGTATAGACCTTTAATAAGGTCGTTTATCGATAATCATAGTGTACTGTGTTATAATCGTTATAGCATAAAAACACGTTGCAGTTGGTAGTCTGCAAGCGTTCAGTGAACGTCAGTAACCTTCCCTCCAGGTCGTCCATTGCAATTTAATATTTAAAGGAGGGGACTGTATGAAAATGACAGTCTATTTTGATGGTAATTTTTGGTTGGGTTTGATTGAGTACGATGATGATGGTGATTACAAAGTTTTTCGTTATTTTTTTGGAAAAGAACCTAAAGATGATGATGTTTTTAATTTTATAAATCATAAACTTAATGATTTGATAAAAAAATATGAGTTTGTTAAAACGGATATTTCTCTAAAGCGTACGAATGAACACAAAAAAAGCCCTAAAAGAATGCAAAGAGAAATTAATAGAGAAAAACGTAAGCCAGTAGTATCTACAAAAGCGCAATTGGCGATGAAAACTATTCATATGAGTATAAAAAACGAACGTCAATTAAGTCAGAAATGTAAGAAAAATGAGTTAAGAAAGCATCGGTACCAATTAAAACAAGAAAAACGTTACCAAAAGAAAAAAGGGCATTGATTGTGTCATCATATAAAAAGCTTGAGATGATACTCTCAAGCTTTTTATATGTTAACTAATATGAGTCACTAAATAGTCTGATAATGCTCAATTAATGTGTTTTGGGAAAAAATCATTTCCTTAAAGGACACCATTGTCATGTTGTTATCACCTTACTTTTTTTATACTTAGTATATGTTTAAGAAAGGAATAAGTTGTTTTGAGAGATTTTGAGGAGTTGTTTGATAAAGTAAAGCCAATCGTAATGAAGCTGAGAAGAAATTATTTTGTTCAACTTTGGGAATATGATGATTGGATTCAAGAAGGACGTATTGTACTTTTTAGGTTGCTTGAAGAGCATCCGTATTTATTGGATAATGAAAGCAAACTATTCATTTACTTTAAAACAAAATTTTCAAATTATTTAAACGATGTATTAAGACACCAAGATTGTCAAAAGCGACAATTTAATAAAATGCCTTATGAAGAAATCAGTGAAGTTAGTCACTATGTTAAGAGTAAAGGACTAGTTTTAGATGACTATATTGCTTATCGTGATACTTTAACAAAAGTGGAAGAAACTTTGTCAGATATTGATAAAGAAAAATTTGAAAAACTGATTAGTGGTGAACGTTTTGCGGGGAAGAAACAATTCATACGAGATATTCAACCTTTTTTCAATGCTTTTAAAGCGGATTAATCGATTTTATTTCTGCAGTAGATAGCTGCAGAATTTTTTTATAAGGAAAGTTCGCTGATATATTCCTGTGAAAGCCTTTGTTTTTTGTTATAATATAAGATTACCTCTCAGAATCATTGATATCAAGGCTTTTTTAAAGTCTAAAAACAGACTTACTACGTTCCCCACTACGTTTGTGTTAAATAGCGACGAGTTCGGCCAATTTGTCAGCAACATTATCCTTTGATTTTTTGGATAAGTGAGTATATAAATCCATCGTGATTGCTATTTTAGCGTGGCCTAACCGCTCTTGTGCAATCTTAGCGGGAATCCCAGCCTCAAACAACAACGAAGCGTGGGTATGTCTAAACCCGTGGGGAGTAATCCTTTTTAATCCATGCTTCAATATAAATCTGTCCAGTCTTTTTCTCACGGTGTCGCTAGCAAAATTAAACAATTTAAACGATCCGTGTAAAGGTTTGATACTTTGCTTAATATATAATTTGGCTAACGTCATGGTCTCAGCGTCCATTGATATGGTGCGATTGCTTTTTTTGGTTTTAGGAGATTGTACAGCCCATCCTTCTTTTGTATAAGCAATGGTTTTTGTAATGCTGATAGTATTGTTGCGGAAATCAAAGTCGGTATCTTTTAAAGCTATTAATTCACCAATCCTAAAACCGCCATAACTCAGCAATCTATAAATCAGACGCATCTCTAGAGTTTCTTCAGCTTCCACAATCCTCAAGAAAGCATTCAATTCCTCTTTTGTGTAATATTTTTTGGTGAGTGTATCCATGTTTTTGTAAGTGCACTTTGATCTCAACGTCTTGCTCATGGGGTTATTATCAATAATACCTAAGTTGACAGCAAATTTAAAAATTCTGTTTGCTAAACTTAGATAAAGCCTATAACCGCTATATCGAGATAGGCAATTCACAAATTTTTGACAAATCATGACAGTTATCTTCGTCATTTGCAGTTGTCCTAAATGTGGCTTTAAAATTGTTTTATAGTAGTTTTGGTTAACCAGAAATGTTGACGGTTTGACTGTATTTCGGTACTGCTCAAACCACAGTTTGGCTACATCGTCAAATGTAGTTTTATCGTTGCTTTTCCAAGCGCCTTGACGCTGAAAATCATCAATAAGTTTTACCTCGGCTCTTTTAGCTTCTCTTTCTGTTTTAAACCCTTGCCTAGTTGTCCTGACTTGTTTACCAGTCATGGGATCAACACCAAGGTATGCTCTTAAGCGATAGGCAGTTGTGCCATCTTTTTTAGTGTATTTTTCAATCATTGTTTTTTCCTCTCTCTTTGCGCTGGGGAGTGCTGATTTTGAGATAGGATATTGGCATCACCTCCTAAAAATGATATAATTAGGTACAAGAAAACGACCTTTTTAATGGTTGTTTTATGTTTTTGGATAGCCCTCACGCTCAGACCGCCAAGTTTGGAAGCGTGGGGCTTTTTTTAGTTATTGTATAAAATATCTATTAATTTTATAGTGTCATCTTCAAATTTATCTCTATATTCAAGTAATCTTTCTTTTCCTTTTGATAGGTTATTTTGTTTTCCTTTTTCTGTTTTTAGCACATTTGCTTTTTTAACATTGTCAAAATAATATCTTTTAACAAATTCTTCTTCAATATTTAGTTTTTCGTTTGTAAGTCTCTCTAAACCTTTCTCTAAATCATCTCCACTCGTGTTTATAAAGTCATACTTACTTATTTCTACCGCACGTTCAAGGCTATATTTAGCTGTATCAAAGTTGTTAAAAAATGTGTCTGGGTTAGTTGTGTCATTAACAATAGTCATGCTTTGATTGTACAAAAACAATTTATGTTCGCATTCGTTAACTAAATTAGTTAACTCTGTTTCTTTTCGCTTTAACTCTGATTTTTTCTCTTTTTTTGGAGATTTAAATAAGTCCCAAAAAGAATGATTTTTGCTGGAATTTAAATCAATACCAGATAATCCTCCAAAAGTTGTTTTTTTATAGACTTTGTTATAAATTGCTTTTTTAGGGTCTGTTATCAAACCAACGCCTTTTTTGCCATACACTGGATTAATAGACTTTTTAAGCGACCTCTTAATTTTACCTGTTGTCCTAGCCTTGATGGATTTTTTTAGGCTAGGTGTTCTCAATCCTATTTTCATATATCCACCTAAATTAACTTTCTAAACTCGTCTTGGATCATTTCTTGCCCCCAAGAAGTAGATATTTTATAATGATTTGCAAATTTTAACCAGTCGAAGCTATAAATATCATGGTCAGAGAGATAATCTTTTATTAATTCTCTGACCATAAATCTATCCGCTTGGTTTTCGTATTTTAGCAGCAATCTTTGGTACTGTTTTGGGTCATGCTCTATATGTCCTATTTCGTGCAAGATTACTTTTTTCCTATCTTTTTCAGACAGGTTTTTATTAACATAGATTATTCTGTGGTCAGGGAAATAAAACCCTGACCTTTCCCACATTGTTTCTGGGAATTCGAATAATTTTATACGGTATTGTTCAAGTATCTCATTCATCTTCACCATTTCCGACCCCTAACGACAATTTAATAATAGCTTCGATTTTTTCGACATCGTCATCAGATAGAGGTTTTCCGTCAAACATTACGACACGTTCACGAAGATTTGAAAGGTCAATAGAAGGAGTTTCTTTTTCGTCATTTTCTCCATCTAAAATATAATCGCTAGTAACCCCAAAAATTTGAGCTAACTTAATCATATTTTTTCCAGTAGGTAGATTTGTCCCACTCTCCCACTTAGAAATAGTGCTCTGTGATTTATAACCTAACATATTAGCTACATCTAACTGCTCAAGCCCTTTCCCTTCTCTTAGTTTTTTTATTCTTTCTCCAATTTCCAAGTGTGTTGTCATATTATTTGCTCCTGTTTTTTATAAGTACATTATATAGTATAAATGATTTATTATCAAGTGGAATAATATAAAAAACAAAAAAATATGAAAAAAAATCAATTTAGTTGTTGACATATGATTTTAAATCATGTAATATATAATCATAGCTAAGCTATTAAAAAAACTAACAATTGAAAGGAAGTGAGAAAATGCCAAAACCTAATGTCACAATCGCAGAATTAAGAATGCGAGAAAACAAAATGAGCCAAGAGAAGTTAGCTAGTGCTATTGGAGTATCAACCCAAACAATTAACGCGTGGGAAAAAGATATTACAGTAATCAGAGGTGAAAACTTAATTAAACTTTGTCGTTATTTCAACGTAAAGTCTAGCGATATTCTCGGAGCTTAAAAAATTTTATTAAACATATGATTTTAAATCATACAAAAAGGAGATTTATGGACGAACTAATTAGCATCACACTAAATGAAAATCATGAGCCAGTTGTCAGTGGTCGTGACTTACATAAAGCATTAGAAATAAAAACTAAGTATAACGATTGGTTGAAACGCATGATTGATTACGGTTTTGAAGAAAGTCAAGACTTCGTAGCTATTGCTCAAAAAAGAGTAACAGCTCAGGGAAATCAAACAGAATATACAGACCACGTTCTAAAGTTAGACATGGCAAAAGAGATAGCTATGCTTCAACGCAATGAAAAATCTAAAGAAGTCCGTAAATACTTCATCCAGGTTGAAAAAGATTTCAACAGTCCTGAGAAAATTATGGCAAGGGCGTTGCTGATGGCAGATAAGAAAGTGCATAAATTAGAGGCTCAGATTGAGGCGGACCGTCCCAAGGTACTGTTTGCAGATGCTGTAAGTGCTAGCCATACCTCTATATTGGTCGGAGAACTTGCAAAGTTACTCAAGCAGAATGGGGTAAATATTGGAGCGACTCGTCTCTTCACTTGGCTTCGTAAACACGGCTATCTTATCAAGCGTAATGGCCGAGATTGGAATATGCCTACTCAGAAAAGCGTAGAGCTTGGACTTATAAGGGTCAAGGAAACTAGCATCACCCATTCTGATGGCCATATTACAGTAAGCAAGACACCCCTTGTAACCGGAAAAGGGCAACAATACTTTATTAATAAATTCCTTAACCAGGAATATCTGCCAGTTTAGAAAAAGGCGATGTAGCTTAGAAAGGAGAAGGGATGGAAGAAAATATCAAGCAGTTGATCACTGAAAATATCTTAGAATTTTCAGGTTCTGATTATGGAAAAGGTTTCTTAACCGGCATAAAAATTGCCGTTGAGATTATTGCAAAACAAATACCGACACCTTCAGAAGAGGATATCGGTCATGATAGTTAATTTTTGCGCTGTTGTTCGAAAGCTTGTTTTAACTGAGTTGCCATCATTTGCTGAACAGGTTCTTTCATAGTTTCAGCAAGATTAATTTGGGCAAGAGCGTCAAACATCAATTGATTTTGTAAATCGTCTTGCTTGTTAGCTTGTTGAAGTTTTATCAGTTCAATTTCATGTTCGTGTTGGATTTTTAATTCTTTGAACTTAGCCTTAGTTTGAAAATGACTGGTTAAATAAGCAATCAAAGCAGGCACACAGGCAGTTAAAAAAGTAACGATGATTTGATTCCAATTCATAACTTATCCTCCTTTCAGTAATGATAATGTCATTATATCACAGGAGGATAGCAAAAAAAGTCCGACGGGAATCGGACTCTAAACAAACTTAATTTACTTAATTATACCACGAAAGAGGTGATAAATCCATGCAATCGCAACTTACTTACGATCTACTCAAAAAGCAGATAGCAGAAGAACTTTTTGATGAGTTTAAGGAGCTCATACAAGAAAAAGATTTAGCGAATCGGTGGGTCAACCAAACAGCACTCGTCAATGAATACGGCTACTCATGGCAAACTATAAAACGCATGGAGAGCTATGGCCTTAAATCTTTTAAAAACGGTAAAGACAAAATGTACTGTCTTGCTGATGTTAACGAAATTAAACACTTAATGAAACAATAAGCGCTGGGGAGTGCTAGAGGAGAAACAACATGAAACTATTTAATTTTATTTTTGCAAAACCAAAAAAACAGGAAGAAAAACCAAAATGGACGATTGAAAATAACGGCTGGGAAGCCAATGCACGACGTTACGACAATATGATTGAACGTAATAATAGAGGGCGTACATGTTAAAAGAAGATTTTATTGAAAGCGATGAACGATGCATATTGAAGAAGTAAAAAACAACCAATTTTATCAGTTTCCGCAGTGGTTGTTAAAAGAGCCATATAACGTTCTGAGCGATAAAGCAAAATTAATTTATATGTTGTTGTTTGATCGTAGAACACTATCTGTGGAAAATAAGTGGTTTGATGATGACGGTAAGGTTTATATGTACTTTACAAACGAGCAATTTATGGAACTACTTAAATGCTCAGAAAAAACAATCATAAAATCTAAAAAAGAACTGTCTAATTTCGGCTTATTAAACGAGGTCAGACAGGGTATAAACAAACCCAACCGCTTATATATCAATGGAACTGTAAAAGTTACAGGTCAAGACCTGAATAATTTACAGCACGGAACTGTAAAAGTTACAGGTCAAGACCTGAATAATTTACAGGGAATCAATACTAATAATATCAATACTAATATATCAATACTAAATAACCAAAACTTAGTGCCTTCTAATCAGACAACTACTAACTATATATATAGTATAGCGGAACAAGAATTTGGTCGGTTGTTGTCTCCTATGGAAATTGAAACTATTCGTACGATGATTAAAGAAAATAATCATGACTTAATTAAGGAAGCTATCAAAAGAACTAAGCTTCAAGGAAAAACTAATCTTAACTATGTTAGAGGTATTTTACGTAACTGGAGAGATGACAACATCACGACAATTGAGCAAATAGAAGCTAAAGAGAAATCTAGGAAATCTAAGCAAGAAGAGGTAAGTGAGTATGATACTTGGTGATGAGAATGCGCTTGATAAAATCGCTTTGTCCTATCAAAAAAATACCAAAAAAGAAGAGACAATTTGTGACAAGCATGACTGTAGCTATATCACAATCCTTAAAACTGGTTTGACAGTTTGCCCTAAATGTCACAAAGAAGATTTGGAAAATCAAAACGATTTACACGTTCAAAAACAATATGAGAGAGAACTCGAAAACAAACGGCTGTACTATCTAAAAAGGTTATCAATCATGGATAGCGAACTGGAAAACGCATCGTTTGATAATTTTAGAACTGACACAATCAAACATAAAGAAGTGCTTGTTTGGGCTAAAACAATGGCTAACGATTGGTTTAAAGGAGGTCAGGGTAACATTATCATGACTGGTAAAGCTGGACGAGGCAAAAGTCATCTAGCTTACAGCATTATCAGAGGACTGTCAGATAAGACGAAGAAGCTAGGACTACTTGTAAACGTTACTGATTTGTTATCAGAAATAAAGCGAGACTTTAGTAAAGAGGCGTTTTGGTTGGACAAATTAAAAGAGGTTGATTATCTAGTTTTGGACGATTTAGGTGCTGAAAAGGTTAGCGATTGGTCGACAAGTATTATATATAGCTTACTTAACAAGCGTACAAATACAATCATCACGACAAATCTTACACCAGCTGAAATTAGACAGACGTATGGAGAAAGAATTGCATCACGTATACGAAAAGGTTGTGATAAAAGCCATATCATGGAATTTGAAGGAATGGAAGACGAAAGAATGAAATTATGGAACTAACATTAACAACATTTTTCGGCTTGTCAGAAGAGCATGCAGCAAGAATCATGGCTCTAGATGAAACTAGTCGAAATAAAAAAATTGAAGAGTATAGACAGTTGAGAATGCTAAAAGGGAGGGTTGATTTTGGATAATCAAGCAGAATTAAAACTTATCACAGAACTTGAAAATAGAATTAGAGAGCTGAAAACAGAAAACGAAATTTTAAAAAGTAAAATCGTTGACAAAAATGAAGACATTGATTATCTGACAAGACAATGCAATGAAAAAGACAAGTCATTAGTAGACTTAATGATAAATAACAATAATCTAAGAGTTGAAAACAAAAGGTTACAAGCTATGCTTGAATTTGTCAAAGAGAAGCTAGAAAACTTTTTAGGTGGTAAAAATGGTAGAAATTAGAATTAATGGTGAACTCGTAACTTTTGACGGTAATTTTAGAGACGCTTTTATATTTACGATTGACTATTTACGAGACAGCGAAGAACCTACACTTAGGCAAACATATCAAGAATTTAAAGACTACACAGACGAAGACTTGATGGAATACATTGAAATGGAATTTGATGTAAAACCTGAATTAATCGTCAATCGGAGACTTGATAGCAGATGGACTTTTAAGTCGCATATTTTGGAAGACTGACTATGAGCGAAGAGTTATACGAGTCTACTCGTTATTGGCAAAATAGATACAGCGAGTTGATGACTGATTATTTACAAGAAGCGGAAGAAAACATAGAGCTTAAAAAACAGTTGAAACGCTTGAAAGCTGAAAACTGGCAATTAAAGCATAGAAAGAGGAAGTAAATGAGTAATGAACTAACGCAAAAACAAGTGACTTCAAACGTTGCGACACGAATCAATCAAATGAAAGATTCTGATGGGTTGATGATTGCACCAAAATACAGCGTAAGCAATGCACTTAGCTCGGCGTATTATGCTTTAAAAAATGGGAACCTGTTAAATAAAGACCAAGATAGCATTTATAATGCGCTGCTCGATATGGTAACCCAAGGTCTTAGCCCTGCTAAAAACCAATGTTACTTTGTGCCTTATGGAAACGCTGTTAAGTTGACGCGTTCGTACTTTGGCACTATGAAAGTTGTTAAGCAACTTCCTGAAGTGAAAGACATTTACGCAGAAGTAATTTACAAAGGCGATGAATTTAAAATCAAAAACGAAAATGGTCGCAAAGTGTTTGTTAGTCACGATACCGATTGGATGAATGCAGATAACGAAATTGTCGGAGCTTATTGCATTATCGAAAAAGAAGACAGTGAAAAGATTTTGACAGTTATGACCAAAAAAGAAATTGATAAGTCATGGTCAAAAGCAAAAACCAAAAATGTTCAAAATGACTTCCCGCAAGAAATGGCAAAACGAACAGTCATTAATCGAGCGGCTAAGCAATTCTTCAATACGAGCGATGACAATGATTTGTTTGTAGATGCTGTGAACCGAACAACAGAAAACGAGTATGACAATGACAGACAAGTAAAAGACATCACACCTCAAGAAAAAAATAGCCTAGATGACTTAATAGGTCATCAGAGTGAAAATAAGGATGCTCCTATCAATTTAAAAGACGTAACTGAAGATTTACATTCGGAGCCAGAAAAAACGCTCACAGACGAAAATAAGACGGTTTTAGAAGATACCTCTTATCCGGCAGATGAAATTCCGGATTTTGACCAAGAAACTGGTGAAATTAAAGCTAGCGAAGGTAATCTCTTTGATAATCTTGGAGACTTAATGCCATGACGAAGTTAGATTTGCTTGGAAAGGACTATTATAGCAATGAATCATCAATTAAGTACTGGTCTATTAGTCAGTACAAGCGTTTTAGAGAATGCGAAACGAGGGCGCTTGCTGAATTGCAAGGGGATTGGACAGATACCAGAGATAACACTGCGCTGCTCGTCGGGAACTATGTCCACTCTTACTTTGAGAGTAAAGAAGCTCATGAAGAATTCAAAGAAAAAAACGGTTTTGAAATGATTTCTAGCCGAGGCGCAACTAAGGGTCAACTTAAAAAAGACTACTTAGTCGCAGAACAGATGATTAAAGCACTTAAAAGTGACGGTAATTTCAGCGCTATATATCAAGGCGAAAAAGAAGTAGCAATAACTGGATTTCTTGGCGAGGTTGAATTTAAGGGAAAGATTGACTGTTTGAATGTCGAACGTGGTTATTTTGTTGATATAAAAACAACAAAAGGTCCCATAGATGATAAAGTTTGGAACGGTGAAGAGCGAGTTTTTTGGTTTGAGGCCTATGGGTATATCTTGCAGGTGGCTGCTTACAAAACAATGCTGGAAGCTAAGTATAATAAACCTTTTGAGCCGATTATTTACGCAGTAACAAAAGAAACACCATCAGACACAAGAGCCATCAGAATACAAAATGTAGACGCTATGCAAAATGAATTAAATGAGTTAGCGCAAAACATTAAGCGATTAGACGCAGTAAAAAAAGGCACAGAACCACCAAAACCTTGCGGGAAGTGTGAATATTGCAGAGCTAAACAATTAACACAAAGAGTAATGATTTATTAATAACTTATTGCAGAGTGAGGCTCGGGCTTTGCAGTAATAACATTTTCCGAGCAAGAAAGGAAAATAGCCTACTTATCGATAAAGTCGGTAATATAAAGGATTTTTACACTCGTCCTTGCCAATGCTCACACACAAATTTTAGGGCGAGTGTGGATTTTAAAAATGGTTAAAAAACAAAGAATATATGCAATCTATCATGATGACAGATTTGTTGACGTTGGCACAAAAGATGAGTTATCGGCACGGCTTGGAATTAAAAAAGCAACAATAGAACAGTACATGACTAAATCATATCAAGCGTTAGCTAGCTCAAAACGAATTGCATTGTTGGTAGGGATTGAAGAGGAATATGACTTTTAAAACAGAATTTGAAATACCAATCGAACCAAAACCTCAAACTAGACCTAAGTTCAGCAAATTTGGTACGTACGAAGATCCAAAGATGAAGAGATGGCGAAAAGAGGTTTCTGGATGGATAGAAAAAAATTATGATGGACCGTTTTTCGATGATTGCATAAAGGTAGAGGTAATCTTTTACATGAAAGCCCCCAAAACGCTATCAAAAGAGCCTACACAGCGTTCTAAAGATAAAACAATACAAATATATCAGAACTTCGTGCGTGAGCTTATATGGCACGCTAAGAAGCCTGATATTGATAATCTGATTAAAGCTGTTTTTGATAGTATTTCCGATGCAGGTTACGACAGAATACAGAAATCAGGCATTGTTTGGTCAGATGACAATATCGTATGCGATTTAAGAGCAAAGAAGAAATACAGTCAGAATCCAAGAATAAAAGTGAGGATTGAAGAAATTGACAGATGAATTAATAGATAAATTTTACAAAATTTTTGACAATGGGATTGTAAGGCAAATTAAAAAGCTAGATGTAGATTGCAAAAAAGCTGAGCTAATAAGATGTAGCGTTACAAATAACAGACGTCGAAAAACCTTGCCAAGGCCGTACGTTATCGAAGCGTTTAAAGATTATTTTGACGAAGATATTTATGTGCAGCTGTATCTTAAATCATACAGAGAGTATCACAACCCAAACAGTCACGAAACGGAGCTTTTTATAAAGTTAAACAAAAAGCACAGAGATAAAAAGTTAGATCATTACAAGGAAGTTAAGCGATTGATGTACGCAGCAATGACTTTCTGAGGAGGTATAGTATGGCAGATAAAATAAACGCAGAGAGTATGCAAGCTGCATACAACGAAAATTATCAAATGTTTTTGGCTAAAAATGCAGATTATGGGAACTCGTTTGAAAAGTCTTTGGATAACTTCGGATTTATCGCTGGTGTCGTACGTATAAGCGATAAATACAATAGACTATATAATCTTATAAGCAGTGATAAAAACGTCTCAGAAAGCCTGTCAGACACGTTAAATGACATGGCTAATTATTGCACAATGCTGGCAATTTGGCTAGAGAAAACGGAGAATGCAAATGACACACGTAGTTAGGGTTTATGAGCACATTGGCGGACGAGTGTTGCCTACTGTTTATAAAGACAAAGAGTTTAAGACCAAAGACGAAGCTATTGTTTATCGTGATAGCTTAATCGCTAAAAGTGATGCAGAGTATTTTTTGAGAGGTGAGTTATGATACCAAAATTTAGAGCGTGGTCAAAGAAATTCAAACGCATGTATGAGGTTACCCTTATTGATTACGAAAACGGTGATGTTGGATTAAAAGATGATCATGGAGGTGTTGCAATAGGCGATATTAAGCAACTTATACTCATGCAATCAACAGGAATGTTTGATAAAAATGGCGTTGAGATTTTTGATGGTGATATAGTTTTAACAACACGTCTCATAGATTACACATATAAAAATTTTAAAGGTGTAGTAAAAATGTTAGAAGGTCGCTGGTTAATTGACACAGGTAAAGATGCGGTTGGTTTGTGGACTGAAGTTGATGAGAACGAAGCAATCGGAAACATATATCAAAACAGCGAATTACTAGAAAGCGTGGAAGAATGACAAAAGAAGAAGTAATTGCATTTCTGACAGAACAGCGTGATTTGTGGCTTATCGGATATGAGTGGGGAAAAGACAATCTGTCCGATTTTGAGAGATGGCAGTTAGCGCAAGCAAATATGTATTTAGATGTCATTGAGTGGATAGAGGAGGTGACGAAATGACTGAACAACAGATGATTGATTGCTTGCTTTATGAGTTAGCAAAAAAAGACAAATTGAACATTAGACGAAACAATATCATAACGTTTTTATCGATTGTGCTGATTGCTATATCTATTTTAAACGTCGCACTGCAAGACCACTACAAGCTACAAATTACAGAATTACGGACACAGTTAAGCAGGACACAAAAGCAGCTTAAACGTGCTAGTGATGATAGAGCTAGACAGACAAAACGGATTGCTGAGCTGACTGGAAATGGGGGATAGGGATGTCAGACATAAAAATTTTAGATGCTTGTTGCGGTAGTCGGTTATTTTGGTTTGATAAAAACGAAGAACACACAACTTTCATGGATATTAGACAAGAAACTTTTGACATACATGGTAAACATGTAAATGTTGTTCCTGATGTTTTGGGAGATTTCAGAAATATGCCATTTGAAAATAATATATTTAACTTAGTTGTCTTCGACCCACCACACTTAAAATATGTTGGCCAAAAGTCAATTATGAAAGCGCAATACGGGCAACTTGATAAAGACAATTGGAAAGAAGATATTTCAAAAGGATTTGAAGAATGCATGAGAGTTCTAAAAGTAGGTGGAACTTTAGTTTTTAAATGGTCTGATTGCCAGATAAATGTAAAAGAAGTTTTATCAGCAATTCCGTTTACACCACTTTTTGGGCAGCGACGAGGAACAACTCACTGGATGACATTTGTAAAGTTTGCAGAATTGACTGGGAATGGAGGATAGAAATATGCCAAATTGGTGTGAAGGTGTTATAAAAATTAGAGGAACCAGATCAAATATCCTAAAGTACTTGAATGAAATCTTAGAAGTTCCTGTATCTAGCTATAGACTAGAAAAAGGACTAATTAAGTTTGATGATATAGATGAAGAATATTATAGCTTTGAAATTGAAGGTAGAGATGTTTTTTATTTAAAAGGCACTAAAAGAGCATTTATTAATTCAAAAAAAATCAATTTTTGCTTGACAAGTCCCGAATGTGATGAAGGAGAAACACATATTGTTACAATTGGTAATTTCAAACAAGCGTGGACTATTATCCCTGAAAACTATTTAGAGTTGTCGAAGAAATATGATGTTGACCTACATATTTTCGGTTTTGAGATGGGTATGGAGTTTACCCATGAAGTTGAGATTCATTCTGGTCAACTGATAAAAAATCGAGCTCTTGAGTATGAAGATTATACTTGGGAAGTGCCTTTTAGTGATTTAGGAGGGTAACAAATGAATATTGAAGAAGCGAAAGAAAAATTACATAACATAGCATATAGAGATTTACAAACTAAGCCGTATGATTTGAAGCTTGCTGATGTTATTCAGATTCTTAATCAAATTAAACTCAACAAACCAAAACCAGAAGTGCCACAGTTTGTGGCTGATTGGATTGAGGAACATAAAAAATCATTTTCGGATGCGTCTGCAATAGATATGTACGATAATCTCACCTCTGATAACCGAGGTGGCTATTATCATGATGTGTGGCTTTGGGCTATTGACCACCACAATGATTTTATTAGTGCTTGGATGCATGGCTACACAATCGAAAAAGAGAAGCTGTATACGGTTGAGATACCAAATCCGAATAGTGATTTAAAAATAATTTTAGTAAAGGTAAACAAGAAACTAAAATTAATTGAAGCATATGAAGATCAATTAGAGGAATACAAAAATATTAGAAACGTCACCGAATCCGAAATCCGCAAAGATTTTGACTGGGCTTGGCAGTTTAGAAAAGATGTAGAAAATGAATGAAAGAGAGTTAAATAAAAATTATGAATTATGATAAAAATAAAAATGATGCTAAAAAGAACTTTATTATAGCTTTAGTTCTATTGCCGTTCGGCTTAGTATTATCTGGATTTGTTATTAAATACGGTTGGAATAACATTTTATCAACAATTGATGGCGTACCATCTATCAATTTACCGCAAGCTGTAGGAATCAATGTGTTAATTAGTCCTTTTGCTTCTAAAAAAAATACAGATGAAGATTTTGCTACAGTGATTGCAAGAGCGTTTATTTCTCCGCTAGTCGTATTGTTATTGCTTTGGATAGTGACTTTGTTTATGTAATATCTTGAGGTAACAGAATGAATGAAAAAACAATTTTTATATCCCAAAAATATGCAAATGACTTTAACAATGACAAATATAATTTGTCCTCTGGCTATTATTTTAGAAGTGGTGAAAAACATGATATTGCTATTGTTAAATATGGTGAAAAAGATTATTTAAAAAATACTGATTTAGCATATGTTGTATGCGATAAGATCGTTGACGCAGACTCTATAAGCTTCGTTTATCATGGTGAATATGAAACTTGGCATTTTAAACTATTAAACACAGAAGCAAATTAAAGTCCCACGCAAGCGCCTAAGAGCCTGCAATGGCTCTGTGGGTCTACGAGCTGGAATACTCGTTAAACTTACCCTGGAAGCTTTCTGTAAGTATTCAGCTAGCAGATTTGGAATAATTAGTCTGCTAGTTATAGAGCGAAATTTTTAGAAAGGGAAATATCCTCCGACATTTTTTTCATAAAAAATCTAAAGTCTGTTATCGCTCACAGATGATTATACAAGCACAAAGCTGAAAATATAGTGCTGACACAAAACTAAAAATTTAATACTCGACATTTAACAACACAAAAAAACAGTCAGCAGAAAAAGGAAAGGAGAACAATAAAAAAGCCAGCTCACGTAAGCCAACTCCAATATATTTGTCTACTAATATTATATCATAAGGAGTAGCTTGATGGGTCGTAATCAGACAAAAGCTGACATTTTATTAAACGAATTAAGAATAATCCCAAAACTTATTAAAGAGCTTGAACGTGATAAGATTGCGAGCAACTCGCTGCTGTCAAGTCCTCAGTGGTCAGACATGCGAACGAGCGGAGGGATTAGACAATCACAAGAAGATAAAAACGTCAGCTTGATTAGTAAATGTGAGTATTACAATGGGCAAATACAGACACTCGATAAACGGAAAGGCGAGATTGTCGAATTAATTATGCGTATACCTGACATGCTGCAACGTCATGTATTAATTACTACATTTGTAAATTGTCAGACGTACGACGAAGCGATCGACAGATTAGAGATGAATCGCAATAATTACTATATGATTAAGCGCAAAGGTGTAGAAAGTCTGAATTTGATACTAAATAATACTGGATAATACGATATCAGTATTAGAAATGACTGAATAATACTCACAAATACTAATCAATGTCATATAATAGTATTATCAAAATAGCAAGAAGAGATAATCATTTACCAACAGGCTATTTATTTAGTCGTCAACTTTAACTACTATCGAACTTGCTATTTTATGTATATGGGACGTGCAGGTTCGAATCCTGTCGTCTCAGTAGTGGCTTAGCACAGATAATCCATAGCGATATGGGAAAGCTTTTGTAGGTGTATCAACAAGAGCGCCAGTAATGGTCAATCTAAGCAATCCAATCTTTATGTAATCAGCAATGGTTACAGCACGCGAAGTCAAAGCGCAATACCAGAGCCAATCGGTGAGGTGCTGTGTCAGCAGTACGTGCGACGAGTGTGTAGGAGGTATAAACTGACGAAGTTCAAGGGTGGTACCAAGAGCGGTCAGCATGTTGTGCAACGCTGGGAGGATATCCCAGTCAAACACAACAAGTCAAGGTGTACCAGCACCAAGATAACAAGCAGGCGTTGCGCATTTTGTAGCTCAAAAGGCGACGAAACGCAAGGCAATGCACGTCTGCGATACACGAACACAATGCTATTTGTTGAAAATATTGGAATAAAGCAAAAGTCATTGCCCGTCGCAAACGAAAGTGTGCTTCGGTAGCTAGGCTACCTGCTAGAGTCTCGCAAGGATAATAGCAAAGTCAAAGAGTAAAGCAGCTTAGACCTTTCGCGGGGTTTTCGTTAATTGAAAAATGGCTTAGTAGTTTGTGACGTAACGAGTGGTTAGCGATACTAACCGTGCATGGTTGTTACTTGAAGGGATTTGAGTGGATAAAAAACTAAAACATAAGGTTTTGAAAGACAGCTGATAAGACGTGTAATCTCAGCGTTGACGTTTTGGAAAGATGGCAGAGGGGTTAACGCAGCTGGTTGCTAACCAGTAGCTGTTTGTGCAGTCGTAGGTTCGAATCCTACTCTTTCCGTTAGGAACATGAACCGTGATTGGAAAACGGTAGAGGTAGCGCCTTAATAATTGGATTGTCGACGGTCTGATTATATGTGTCGGTTCGATTCCGACTGTTCCTGTTTGATAAATAGAAGTGTCCCAGAATGGGGTAGGCAATAGGCTTAGAATTCATTCGCTATTTATCTATGGTTAACCAATTAGTCACCAATTGTGGTGGCTTTTTATTTCCGAAAATTTCCGAAAGGAGGAACATATTTTGGCAAGAGCAAATAAGGCAAAAATGCTTGATGCTATTGAGTTTAAACTATTAAATCCAACAGCTAATCAAGCACAAGTCGCGGAAATAATCGGTATCACAGACAGGCAGCTACGAAATTGGGAAAATGACCCAGAAGATAAATCGGGTTGGAATAAATTAAACGATGAAATCGCAGAAAAAGCTTTTGGCAAATATGCCCTTTCTGCGATTGGAACGCTTGTTAATCTAAGCAAAAACGCAAAATCAGAAATAGTAAGACTACAAGCTTCTCAAGACATTCTTGACCGAGCAGGTTATAAACCGACAGACAAGCAAGAAATCAGTATAGACGAGCCTATCGTACTTGCTAATTCATGGGTGCAAGACAATGATAGTTGATTTAGCTGATATTATCCCAATTGGTTTTAAGCCTGTCGTGCAAGCGACTTGGAATCCTCAAATACTAAATATCGCTTGCAAAGGCGGACGTGGTTCTGGTAAATCATCTAATATTGCTTTTATTATCTCGAGGTTAATAATACAGTATCCTGTAAATGCGGTTTGTATCCGTAAAACAGATAATACTCTGGAGCAGTCTGTTTATGAGCAAATTAAATGGGCTATATCTGAGCAAGGGCTAGAGCGTTACTTTAAATTTAACAAGTCACCTCTAAGGATAACGTACATACCTAGAGGTAATTACATTGTCTTTAGAGGAGCACAAAATCCTGAACGTATCAAGTCCTTAAAAGACAGTCGTTTTCCTTTTGCTATCGGCTGGATTGAGGAGCTTGCGGAATTTAAAACAGAGGACGAAGTCAAGACTATCACTAACTCGCTTTTGCGTGGAGAGTTAGGCGATGGTCTTTTTTATAAATTTTTTTATACATACAATCCACCAAAGCGCAAGCAGTCTTGGGTTAACAAAAAGTATGAGAGCCAATTTCAACCTAAAAATACGTTTGTACACGCTTCGACGTATAAAGATAACCCTTTTATTGCCAAAGAGTTTATAGCCGAGGCAGAAGCCACGAGAGAGCGTTCAGAACGTCGTTATCGTTGGGAGTATTTAGGAGAGGCCATTGGTTCGGGTGTTGTTCCATTTGACAACTTACGCTTCGAACGTATTACTGACGAACAAGTAGCCGATTTCGATAATATCCGTAACGGTATTGACTATGGTTATGCAACTGACCCGCTTGCTTTTGTACGTTGGCATTATGATAAAAAGAAAAATGGTATCTATGCTATTGACGAGTATTATGGTCAGAAGATATCAAACAGGCAGCTGGCTAAGTGGTTGACGACTAAAGGATATCAGAGTGATGAGATGTTTGCTGAAAGTGCTGAGCCTAAAAGTAATGCTGAGCTTAAAAACGAGTTTGGCATCAAACGGATAAAAGGCGTTAAAAAAGGACCAGACTCTGTCGAGTTTGGGGAGCGCTGGTTAGATGACTTAGATTTTATCTGTATAGACCCAAAACGGACACCAAATATCGCTCGAGAGTTTGAAAATATCGACTATCAAGTCGATAGAGATGGCAACCCTAAACCTCGTTTAGAAGACAAGGATAACCATGCGATAGATGCGACAAGGTATGCTATGTCAGACGACATGAGAGCGACTAAAACTATCGTCAAAACATTTAAAGGAGGTATCTAGTGCCAGAATTATTTATTGTGCCATCAGATACAGAGATGACAAAAGATTTATTAAACGAGTTAATCCAAAAACACAGGTCGTTTAACCTTAGTTATTCAGTGTATAAACAGCTATATGAGGGTTCTCACGCTATTTTGCGACAAAAACCAAAAGAGCAATACAAGCCTGATAATCGCTTAGTTGTTAACTTTGCAAAATACATCGTTGACACGTTTAACGGTTATTTTATCGGCGTGCCAGTCCAAACAAGCCATGAGAATAAACAAGTCAGCAATTATTTAGAGTTATTAGACGGATATAACGACCAAGACGATAACAACGCAGAACTATCAAAGATTTGCAGTATTTACGGACATGGTTATGAATTAGTTTTTAATGACGAGAATGCAGAGGTTGGAATTACTTATCTGACACCTCTTGAGGCATTTATTGTCTATGACGACTCTATTAGACAAAATCCGTTATTTGCTGTGCGCTATTTTTATAATAAGGACGGCATTTTGGAAGGGTCTTACTCAGACGCTAGCAACATCACTTATTTTAAAGACGGCGAAAAGGGGCTTGAAATTGGAGAGAGTGAGCCACATCCATTTGATGGTGTTCCGATGATTGAGTACATTGAAAACGAAGAGCGACAAAGCTTGCTAGCTAGTGTTGTGACATTGATTAATGCGTTTAATAAAGCTATCTCTGAAAAAGCCAATGACGTTGAGTATTTCGCAGACGCTTATCTTAAAATTTTGGGTGCTGAGCTAGACGACGAGACATTAAAGTCTCTCAGAGACACCCGCATTATCAATCTAAAAGACACTGATGCGCAGCAATTAATTGTTGAATTTTTACAAAAGCCAGATGCAGACGCAACGCAGGAGCATTTGCTCGACCGATTGGAAGATTTAATTTTTAGGACTGCTATGGTGGCTAACATCAGCGATGAGTCGTTCGGAACAGCTAGCGGTATCGCTTTACGTTATCGTTTGCAGGCTATGGATAACTTAGCTAAAACAAAAGAGCGTAAATTTATGAGCGGCATGAACCGCAGATATAAGCTTATTGCAAGTTATCCTACGTCCAAGATAGGTCCTAAAGATTGGATTGGTATTAAGTATAAATTTACTCGCAATTTGCCAGCAAATCTTTTGGAAGAGTCTCAAATCGCAGGAAACCTGGCAGGAATTGTGTCAGAAGAAACACAGGTTGGTGTGCTATCTATTGTGGAAAACCCACAAAAAGAAATTGAAAAGAAAAATAGTGATAAACCAACGTTAATTAGCCGACAAGCAGGAGGTCTAAATGGCCAAAACAGACCAACAGTATTGGAATGAGCGCCAGAAGCAACTGTGGGCTAATTTAGAGACATCAGAGCGCGCCTTACAGACTAAGCTTAACGAATACTATACTGGCGAAGCAAAGGTCTTAGAAAAGGAAATAGGGGCTTATTTTAGCAAGTATGGAAAAGACAACGTTATTGAGTATCGAAATCTTTTACAACAGTTATCTAAAGCTGATAAAGACTTACTTTATCGAGATTGTGAGCGATTTGCCAAAAAATATCCACAACATGCCGATTTAATGCCTATCAGGACCTCTATTTATAAATTAGATAGATTGCAAGGCCTTGAATTAAGCATTAAAATGCAACAGTTAGAGATAGGTGTTATTGAAGAAGCGGAATTAACCAAGCATTTAACAACAGTCTTTAAAAAAGGTTATCAAGAAACCGCTAAAACAATTGGTTTCCAAACGGATAAAGTATCCGCTGAGTTGTTTGTTAACAATGATTGGACTGGTAAAGGTAATTTTAGCTCTAGTATCTGGACTAACAAAGACAAACTTGTCAACTATCTAACAAACGACTTTAAGACAGCGATTATCAGAGGAGATAGCTTTGACAAAGTCGTTAAACAGATGTCAGAGCGGTTTACTGTACGGTCGCAGTCGGACATTACACGATTGATCATGACTGAGGGTACTTACGTCAACAATCAAGCGATGATGGCACCGTTTGAGGATAGCGAAGACTTTGACGAGTACGAATTTGTCTCAGTTTTGGATGGGTCTACTAGTTCGATTTGCAGAGGCTTAGACGGCCATAAATTTAAACTTAAAGATAAACAAGTTGGTATTAATTTCCCGCCAATGCACGCAAATTGTCGAAGCACTTTTGCAATGGTTATTCCAGATGATTATGTAGACAGATACGAGAAGGAGAATAATTAATGTTTTGGACTTTATTTAGTGAATTGTGTGGATTCATTTTGTTTTTAATCGCTTTGGTTATTGTAATCGCAATTATCGTAAGTACTTATCAGGTATTTAAAGAGCAATTGAAAAAATAGGAAGAGGTTTTTTTATGAAAGTATACGATAAATATTTAAATGAAGAAAAAGACAGATTAGTCGAAGTCCATACCGAGTGGCTGAAAGAGATTGATGGTTATATTAAGAATCAAGAAGATAAAATCGAAAAATCGGAATTGAAATTATTAGAAACTGAAGAAATTTTTATCGAACGTTTTGAACGACTTGAAAGGCGAATCAAAGAATTGGAAAATCACGATAAAATAAGCTTTAAAATTGACGAAAATGAATTAGTGCAAAAACTTAATGATTTAACAGAAAGGAGCATCGCACTTGTTAAAGCGAGAGTTTTAAATGGAACAAGCGGAAAAGAATCTTAGACCTATTAACAGGTCTTTTTATTATGTCCTGTCGCATGACAAAAAAACTAGGCAAATAAAAATCTAAAGCAATGCGCTGGGGCTTTTGCAATGGCGTGGGGCAGGAGGAAAAAATGGAAAACGAAGAAATCCTAGAACAATCTGGTGCACAAGAAGAAACTAAGGAGCAAACGTTTGACGATATTTTGTCAGACCCTAAAAAACAAGCTGAATTTGATAAACGTGTGGCCAAGGCTATTGATACCGCACGAAACAAATGGGTGGCTGAAACTGAAGAAAAGGAAAACGAAGCTAAAAGACTTGCAAAAATGAATGCTGAACAAAAAGCGCAACATGAAAAAGCAAAGCTTGAAGCACGTATCGCTGAACTTGAAGCTGAGCGCACACTGTCAGAAATGAAGAGCGCTGCTCGCACAATGCTATCAGAAGCTAATATCAGCGTATCTGACGCACTTTTATCGCAATTGGTATCTACTGATGCAGATAAAACCAAAAATGCAGTAGAAGCGTTTTCTGAGGCATTTTCCGAAGCGGTCGAGAAAGAAGTCAAAGAACGTCTTAAATCACCAGCGCCTAAAAAGTCAAATGGTAATAGCGGACTGACAAAAGAACAAATTTTAGCGGTCAAAGACACTGCTGAACGACAAAAACTCATTGCCGAAAATATCGGCCTATTCCAATAAAACAGGAGAAATTAACATATGGTAACATCACGTACTTACCCAGAAGAAAATCTAATCAAATCAACAGACCTTAAATACCCTATCACTATTGATGTCACAAACAAATTCCAAGAAAATATCTCGAAATTACTTGAAATGCTCGGGGTTACTCGTAAAATCTCGGTATCTGAGGGTATGACCCTTAAGACATACGCAGGTTATGATGTCACATTAGCAGAAGGTAACGTCCCAGAAGGCGAAGTTATCCCGTTATCAAAAGTAGAGCGCAAAACACACTCTGAGAAAAAAATCGAACTTAAAAAATATCGTAAAGCAACAACCGGCGAAGACATCCAAATGTATGGCTCTAACGAAGCTGTAACAAATACTGACAACGCTCTTGTTCGTCAATTGCAAAAGAAAATCCGCACAGATTTTGTGGCTGCTCTCAAAACAGGGACAGGCACACAAGATGCTCTTGGCGCAGGATTGCAAGGGGCTTTGGCGTCTGCTTGGGGTAAATTGCAAGTGCTTTTTGAGGACTACGGCTCAGAGCGTGCAATTGTCTTTGCTAACAGCCTTGATGTCGCTGAATACATCGCTAAAGCTGGCATCACTACTCAAACAGCATTCGGGTTGACTTACCTTGTCGATTTTACAGGGACGGTCATTATCTCGACAAACGATGTCACAAAAGGGGAAATCTGGGCGACAGTACCAGAAAATATCATCTTTGCTTACATCAATCCAAATAATTCAGAACTCGCTAAAGAATTTAATCTTTATGGCGACCCAACTGGATACATTGGAATGAACCACTTCCAAGAAAATACAACGCTTACTATCCAAACGTTGCTTGTATCTGGTATGTTGATGTATCCAGAACGCATTGACGGAATTGTTAAAGTAACTCTTACGCCAGGCGTCTAATGGAGGTAGCTTATGGCTTATACAGTAAAAGCACGTTTTTTTGACTTGCTTGATAATAGCTTTTTATACGAGGTTGGCGATAGCTTCCCTCGTAAAGGCTACGAGCCAAGCAAAGAACGATTAGAAAGCTTGTTATCTAGCAACAATACAGAACATAAACCGTTTATTGAGGCGTCAGATAATGGCAATAGCTTAGATGGTTTAAAAGTGGATGAGTTAAAAGCTAAAGCGGCAGAGCTAGGAATCGAACTCCCAAGTAATGCTAAAAAAGCTGAAATCATCGAATTGTTGCAAGCACACATCTAGAAAGTAGGTTGACATGGACGAAACAAAACAAGCAATTATTGATCGTGTCCGTGTCCGTTTAGCAGAAGAAACGTCTTTGAAAGAGGAGTTGTTAGAGGAGTTAACGCAAACAGCTATCGACCGTATTAATTTAAAAGTCGGCGATGTCGTTTTTAACCCTCTTTTTAATTCCATCGCTGTTGATGTTGTTGTCAAAATGTATCGTCGTATGTATTTTGAGGGGATTGACACGGAAAAAGCAGACACAATATCAACTAAATTTATCGAAAACGTTTTGGCGGAATATGGCGAGGAGTTAGCGTCGTATAAAAGAGACCGTTTAGCCATTTTGAATAAAAAGGTGGTGCGGTTTTTATGAGATTTGTTAATTTTGACTTAGTAACCCCACAAAAAACGGGAGAAAAAGACAGACTCGGCAACGACATCACGAAAGATGTTGTCAAAAGAGTTGCTAAAGGTCGTTTTACTGAATGGTCGGCTGATGACGTGTCCTTATACGGTCGAGATTTAACGTCTAGCGCACGCAAATTGCTGACTAATCAAGTTAGCAAGGCGGAAGCCAAACAAGCGTCACACGTTGTAATAGACGGCTCGAAATACAAAGTAGAATCCGTTAAAGACCTTGGTAGATGGAGACTACTCGTCATTAAAGGGTATCGCTTATGAGGATGTCAATGACAGGTATGCCAGCCTTAGAGGTAAAACTAAGGTCAATGAGCGAGAAGCGCTGGGATAGGGTAGTTAATAAAAACCTCACAGAGATGTTTAACAGAGCAGCAAGGCCGCCTGGAACGCCGATTGGTAAAAATACCAAAAAGCATAAGTCTGGTGAGTTGTTGCGCTCTAGACGTCTCAAAAAGGTCAATTCATCAAAAGATGTTATCACAGGCAATTTTGGTTACACCAAGGACTATGCACCTCATGTTGAGTACGGACACAGGATCGTCCGCAACGGCAAACAGGTTGGCTATGTAGATGGTACGAAATACCTGTTTAATAACGTCAAAAAACAGCGTGAAATTTATAGGCAAGACATGCTAAACGAATTAAGGAGATGACATGTTAAAAAAGCTGGGACTGGTTGATTTACATGCCTCAATTAAACAAAAAATCGAAGATAAGACAGGGTTGATGGCTTATGATCACGTACCAGAAGACATGCCATCGCCTTTTTATTTTATTGAGGTTGTGGATAAACGACCAGAAGACACAAAGGTCATGTGGTGCGAAGTGTTTACGGTTTGGATACATGCCATAGCGGAAGCTGGAAAAAGCAAAATCGCTATTTACGACATGATTGAAAAACTCGAAGAAGCGCTAACAGAAGAATTGATTTTGCCAGAAGAAATCGATATTTTGAGACAATCAGAAGTCGGCATGCAGTCCTTGCAAGAAGATGAAACTGGCGAAATGCATGCAATTGTAGCCTACGAAATAAAAGTTTCGTACGGCTTTAAAGTAAAAATTTAAAAGGAGAAATAATGGTGGCATTTGACCAAAACGTTTATTGTAATTTTGATGCATCAGCAACAAAAGCTATTGCAGGTAAAGACATTATCTTAGCAATCTTTGATAAAACTGGTGCAAAATTACTTGCTATTAGTGGTCAGCAAGGGTTAACAATTAATCGTACAGCTGACTCAATCGAAGTATCATCTAAAGACACAAAAGGCGGGTGGAAATCTAAAATTCCTGGCATGAAAGAATGGTCTATCGATAATGATGGTCTTTACGTGCCGTCAGACGAGACTCACAAACAATTGGGCGAAGCTTTTGAAAAGAGCGAGTTTGTTTGTATTAAAGTTATTAACGGTAAAACCAAAAAAGGCATGTTTGGAGGGCTTGCGTCGGTAAGTGATTATAGTTTAGAAGCTCCTTACGATGATGGTATGACATACTCAATCAGTCTCGAAGGCAATGGAGCATTGATTGATTTATCAACATTATCATCAGAAGATGCTGAAAAAGTAACGGCTATGCCTAGTTAATGAGAGGAATGAATGGATAAAGAATTAATTATTATTGACGAAAAACAATACGAACTAAAGTACAACGAAAAAACCATTGAAACGGTAGAAGCTTTGACAGGTAAAGCGTTTATGGATGTTGTTGTAAATAACAAAGGTATGTTGTCACTATCTATGCTACGTCAGTATTTTGCTAATGCTCTTTATGCTGTAGAAGGTGGTCGTGTATCTAGCGAGCAAGGCTCTAACGTTTTCACTAAAGTGTTAAACACAAAAGGTTATGCGTATGTAAATATGTTAGTGATCAACACAATCCAGCGTGATTGCCCTTTTTTCTTCCTCGGCGCTTAGTTGACTTTGAGTACCTCGGTGGTTCTAGCGATAGCATAGATGCAGAATACGACAGATTAGCAAGTCAATATCACAAAGATATTGACTTTGCTTTTTATTTTGTCAATTTTGGGACCACAAAGTCCGAATTCTTGGAATTAACCAAACGGGAAAAAGCCTTTATCAAAAAAGCTTGGGAAGATAAACAAGTGCGAGAAGGTGAGCTTATGCGCAACGCTGTGCTAAATGCAGTCAATAATGCGATGCGTAAAAAAAGTGCTAAATTTGTTGATTTGTGGAAACGCAAGCAACAGCCTGCGGATATGGAAATTGTTGAAGCGCACTTGGAAATCATTAATAAAAACATTGCTGATGAAGGTAAATCTTGGGTTGATTTGGTCTATCAAGCTAACAACATGACAAAACCGAGCGAGGGGGTGGACAATGGCTGATTATACTTTAGGAGTGCAGATAACTGGTGACGCCTCTAAAATGCAAAAAGCGTTTGAAAAAGCGCAAGAGCAAGCCGAAAAATTAAAAGAAAAAGTCAAAAAGACAAATCAGGAGATGGCTTCTGAGTTTGATTTAGCTGGTAAAAGCTTAACTGATTTTTCGGGCAAAATGAAAGACATCGGTCAAAGCATGTCTGAATTTGGCTCAAAAATTAGCGACGTAGGGTCATCATTAACCCAAAAAATAACCTTACCTCTTGCAGCAGGTGTCGGGTATGCTGTCAAACAATTCGCTGATTTAGAACAAGCGGTAGGCGGTGTTGAGACGCTATTTAAGCAATCAGCAAAAGAGGTAATAAAAAACTCCGAAAAAGCTTATAAGACAGCTGGTATTTCTGGAACAAAATACATGGAACAGGTCACTTCGTTTTCTGCCAGCTTGTTACAAGGTTTAGGTGGAGATACTGCAAAAGCCGCAAAGGTGGCTAATAAGGCAGTTATTGACATGTCTGATAACGCCAACAAAATGGGTACTAGCATCGAATTAATTCAAAATGCCTATCAAGGCTTTGCTAAAGGTAATTACACGATGCTGGACAACCTTAAATTAGGTTTTGGCGGGACAAAAGAGGAAATGAAAAGGCTCCTTGAAGAAGCCGAAAAATTATCTGGTGTGCATTATGACATTGAAAATTTTGCGGACATTATCGAAGCTATCCACGTTATCCAAAACGAATTGGAAATAACTGGAACTACTGCTAAAGAAGGAAGTACAACAGTTAGTGGTTCGTTCCAAGCTATGCTTGCATCCGCTAATAACTTAGCGGCTGGGCTAGGTGACAAAAACGCTGACGTTAAGCGTTTGATGGCAGAGCTAGAGGAAACCACAAAACAGTTTGTAACAAATGTAAGTAACGTTTTAAAAACCATATGGGACAATTTGCCATTAGAACCTTGGCAACGGTGGACATTGTCTGTTGTAGCTCTAGCAGGTCCTGTCTTGCTTGTATTTGGTAAATTAACAGTAGGAATAGCATCTTTGGTTAGTTCTTTTGGCATTATAAGCGGTGCGATCGCCCCGTTTTTCACATGGATGAGTGGAATTGTTTCGCAAGGTGGTGCAGTTTCAAGCGTTATTTCATCGCTTGGCGGTGGGTTATCAGGATTTGCCGCTTTAGCAAGCGCTGTAATAGCTGTAATAACCCTTATTGTTTATACAATTCAAGACCTGTGGAAAACGTCTGAAAAATTTAGGGGCGCAGTAACTGGTATTTTTGCCACTTTAGGTAATATTGTTCAAAGTGCGTGGACTAGTTTTTTACAACCTGTTTTTACAGCACTTAAAGCTATTATATTGTCGATAGTTGATGAATCGTTAATCCCTCTATATGACAGTTTTAAACAATCATTAGAAGACATAGCTATTGAATTGTCAACCTTTTTAAAAATAGCAGAACCGTTTATCTCTACACTTGCTGACCTTTTTGGGAAAATTATCCCTCCAATTCTTGAAATTTTAGGTGCTAATTTTAAATGTACGTTTGCTATTATTTCGAATGTCATGACTGTTGCATTCCAAACGATTAGTGGAATAGTTAAGAATCTTCTTAAAGTATTAGGGGGAATAATAACCTTTATCACTGGTGTGTTTACTGGTAACTGGCGCAAAGCTTGGCAGGGTGTTGTCAACATGCTTGGCGGAATATTTGGCGGTATTGGAGTAATCATGAAAGGTGCTATTAATGGTGTCATTGGGGTTATTAACGGCGCAATTGGCGGAATCAACAGCTTGATAGGCACTGTTAACAAAATACCAGGGGTTGATATTGGCACTATCGGCTCAATCCCTTATCTTGCTAGAGGTACTGACAACTGGCAAGGTGGATTTGCTCGGATTAATGAAGGTGGTCGAGGAGAATTGGCGTACATGCCAAGCGGTGCAGTAGTAGTTCCACATGATGTCAGCATGAAATATGCGAAAGAAAGCGCAAGAGCGCAATCAGGCATGATTATGGTTAGCGGAAATGATGAAATAGCTAAAAATGCCCTTAAATTAGCTAACGAGGCTGTCAAAAGACCTGTTATATTACGAGTAAATGGTAGAGATTTAGCAGTAACAACAGGTAAAGATTTTGCTAATTATCAAGAGAGACAAACAGTAACGTTAAAAAGAATGAGAGGTGAGTTATAATTTGGCAACGATGACATTTAATGGTGTTGATTTATCAGGTTTAATCAATATCATGAGTATTAATAGGGATATCGGAAATGAAGTTACCTTAACAACTGATGACTCACCTAATTTTGGTTCACATGTTCAAAAGTCAAAAATTCATCCAAAAGTAATTTCTGTTGATTTTTATATAAAAGACAAATCTTCTGACTATGCACTTAATCAGCTCAAACATAGATTGGCTGGTGTTTTTAATGTTAACAAAGATGTCAGGATAACATTTAGCGACGAGCCCGACAAATATTATTTAGGCAGACCGATTAATAAAATATCGGCAGGAGACCCAATAGCTTGGTTAAGCTTAGTCACATTAGAGTTGTTTATTCCGGACGGTGTTGCACACTCTATCACTTATAAAAAGTTTTTGGACTATACGCAAGAAGGCAACAAGCTTATTTTTAATTTGCAAAATGATGGTAATACTAACGCTTATCCAATAATCAAAATTAAACATAACTCTGAAAACGGTTATATCGGTATCGCAAATGAAACGGGCGCTTTTGCACTTGGATCATCGGAGGAAGAAGATGGGACTATCGTTCATCGCAACGAATCCCTTTTTGATTACTCAAAAGCTATTGCACAAGCTTTAGAAGGTGCGCCCAACGTCGCAAAACTCAACTATATGCCACCAACATTTGACACAGAATTAAAGCGTATGCGTTTTGAAAATATTCTAGGTTCTGGCAAAGGCGGTGAATATGTTGTTATTGGAAATAGAGGTACTACTCCTGGCTACACAGAACATGTAGGAACACGGACATTTACTATTAACCCAGACTCAAACGGAGAATATACTCTCAACGAACATTTATGGTGGCAACAGATTTTTATTGCAACAGCGCAAGACCAAAAGGGATTTTTAAAACTTTGTGTAACTGGTGAAAATGATGAATTCCTCTATGGGATTGAAACTTACAAACGCAAAAACGGTTTTGAAACAGAGTATAACTTTTTTGCTCTTGACGATGACGGAGTTGGTTGGCGCTTTTATAAGCAGTTTAAATTTCAAGCGGATAGGAACTATCACAATCCTTTCTCAATGAACAGAAGTAGAGCAGTTGAGATTTTCCGTGAAGAAGATAAGTTTAGAATCTACTTTAATGGTGCGCATCATCATGTAACTGTTCCGTCCCTTAAAGGGAAAAAATCCCGCAAGATACACCTTGCAATGGGAACATGTAGTGATAGTTCTAAATATATCAACTACAACCTTTTTGAAAAGGTTAACTTTGAAAAAATTGGAGTGTCTCACTACAACAACATTGTTAACAAGTATCAACCAGGCGATGAAGTGGTTATCAATTTTGAAAACGACACAGTCAAAACAAAAGACTTAGATTCCATTCAAGATATGGTTTTAGGTTCGACACCTATATCTATCCCACCCGGAAAAACAGAGTTCGTCATGCAGTTATCTAAGTTTTCTCAATCTGCGCCAAACGTTGAAATATTAATGGAAGAGAGGTGGTTATAATAACGCTAGTAATACATGATTCTAAGTTGCACCCTGTTTTGTTGCTAGACAACGAAAAGCAAGGGACACTTAATTATTTTGACGACACATGGACTAGACAATTAACTACAGGCTCATCTGTTTTTGAGTTTTCTGTGTACAAAAAAACACTTGAAGGAGATAATCCACTCAATCATAAGTATCAAGTGCTTAATGACCAAGCGTTTGTATCGTTTGTACATAAAGATAAAGTACAGCTCTTTAATATCATGCAGATCGAAGAGACTGAAACGACTGTACGTTGTTATTGCGAAAACTTAAATCTAGAGTTACTCAATGAGTATTGCAATCCATATAAAGCCACTAAAGCGATGTCGTTTGAAGAGTATCTTGTAGCATTTGACATTTTAAACTGGGGAGCTTTGACAATTGGGACAAACGAAGTAAATGACAAAAAACTTACTTTAGAATGGACTGGTCAAGACACTAAACTGGCTCGCTTATTATCGATTGCTAATAATTTTGATGCGGAAATTGAGTTTGAGACGCAACTACACAATAACCACACATTTAAAGCTTTTATAGTAAACGTCTACAAAGAATATGAAGAAGGCAAGTCATACGGTGTTGGTCGTGACAGAAGTGACACTGTGCTTAGATACCAAAAAAATATCGCTGGTATTACTAAAAAGCTTGATAAGCGTCAGATTTACAACGCAATACGCCCTTACGGAAAAAAGACTGTAAAAGGTGAGCGGGTCGTCTCTAATCCTGTTACTCGTAAAGTCACTAAGACGGTCGGGTCAAATCGCACTTATTTAGGTGGTGACATTAAATATTACGGTCACACAATCAAAAAAGCAAACGTACAAGCGATTATAAACTATGCTGTACAATACAACATTTTGCCAAGCGGAATCATCACGCAACTTTATTTAGAGAGCTATTGGGGAGACTCGGCGGTTGGTAGGCGTGACAACAACTGGGCAGGTATGACAGGCGGAGCGCAAACTAGACCAAGTGGTGTTAAGGTTACAACTGGTATGGCTCGTCCCGCAAACGAGGGCGGGACATACATGCACTATGCAAGTGTAGATGACTTTTTAAAAGACTATACTTATCTTTTAGCAAAACAAGGGATTTATAATGTCGTTGGCAAAAAGAATATAGCAGACTATACAAAAGGGCTTTTTACAGCTGGTGGTGCTAAATATAACTACGCAGAAGCAAAATATCAAAGCTACACAAATTTGATGACTAATATCCGAAATGGGATTAATAAAGTAACTGGGAATATCCTAGATACGATTGATAAGCTGTGGCAAACGCCAGTACAGCCCATAACGGCTGTAAACGTAGCTAGAAGAGCTACTAAGACAATACAAGCACTAAACGAAGCTACTAGACTTAAAGGTCGTAGAATCGGCTCAGGGCAATGTTACGCTTTATCAGGCTGGTACGCTAAGAAGTTAGATGGAGCTTGGATTGATAGTTCAATTGGTGGTATACGTGGCCGAATTGGCGGTGGCATGGCTGCTGCTTTAATCGGTACTGATTATAACTGGGGGGCGTATGGTTGGAAGCTAGAGAGGTCACCTAATGCTAGCAATCTGCAAGCGGGCGGTATCTATAGTGTTAAAGCTAACTTTGGCGCACCGTTTTACACAGGACAATGGGGACACACAGGGATTATCAAGAGTGTGTCTAGCACTCGTGTCACGGTTTTAGAGCAAAATTTCGCTGGGCGTATGTATGTCGTTGAGAACTCATATGAGATTAACGCTTTTGCTAGAGGATTGCAAACAGTATGTTATCCTCGTGAGATTGCACAAGGAATGTCTGTCAACGGTGCAACAACACAGCAAGTAAGCGGTGGAACCCAAATATCATATGAGGAAGTCGTGCAAGAAGCACAGACAGAATCATACGAAGAAGAACAAATCATCTACATTGACAACTCAATCTACAAAGAGTGGAAAGACGAAAACGGTAAAGTAGAGTACTATCTCAAAAATGGATTTTTGTACGCACCACTTTCAAGAGACCGCTATCCATCTGTTTTAACCGGTAATGAGACACGAGACAACTGGATACGTAAAGATATGGAGGTTGAGACTGATAGTCAAGACGTCTTGATGTCAACAGCTCTAAAAGACTTAAAAGCACACGCATATCCAGCAATTACTTATGAAGTTGATGGCTATGTCGATTTAGAAATTGGCGACGTCGTACGCATTCAAGACGATGGTTATCAACCACCTTTGATTTTGAGTGCTCGTGTTGTCGAACAAGTTTTGTCTAAAGATAATCCAAACTCAAATAAAACTAAATTTAGTAACTTTGTTGAGAAAGAAAGTCAACTAGCGTCTGATTTAATCAGCGATATGTTGCGTCTATACGATGAGTCAATTCCGTACGAAATAAAATTAGCGACTTCGAACGGTGTCGCTTTTAAAAATGGAACTGGTGAATCTGTCTTAACTCCAAGTTTGCAAAAAAATGGGAAAGACTATGAAGCTGTTTATTTTTATAAAAATGGTGACTCATTAATTGATATCGGACCATCACTAATTGTTAAAGCAAGCGACTTTAACCACGTTTTAAACGTAACAGTAGAGGCGTATATCAATGAAGAGTTAGTCGCAACTGCGCAAGTGTCGTTTACCGATACTGAGGACGGGACAGACGGAGTTGGGATTAAATCCACATCTGTAGTTTATGGATTATCTAATTCAGCCGATACGCAACCAATATTGTGGACTGGGACAATCCCTGTAGCTGGGGAAGGTCAATATCTATGGACTCGCAAAATTACTGACTACACGGATGACGCAAAAGAAGACACTATTGAGTACACTTATAGCTTCCAAGGTAAAACAGGTGTAGCTGGTACGTCTATAAAAGTATCTAAGATTGAGTATCAAGTGGGCGCTAGTGGAACAGTTACTCCAAGTGGAGCATGGTTAACTACTATACCAAGTGTCCCAGACGGTCAATTTTTATGGTCTAAGACAACAATGTCAGACAATAGCGTTATCTATGGCATTAGTAAACAAGGGGCTACAGGTCCTAAAGGTGATAAGGGTGCGGATGGTGTAGCAGGTAAAGACGGTGTAGGAGTTAAGACAACAACTATCACTTATGGCATATCAGCAAATGAGACGACTCAACCAACAAATTGGACGACAAGTGTTCCTGCGCTTGTTAAAGGTCAATATTTATGGACTAAAACAGTTTGGGCTTACACAGATAGTACCTCAGAAACTGGATATGTTAAAACGTATATTGCTAAAGATGGTAATAATGGAAGTGACGGTATCGCTGGTAAAGATGGTGTTGGTATCAAAACAACGACAATCACCTATAAAGCAAGCACTAGCGGAACAGTAACACCAAACGGAACTTGGACTTCCGCAATCCCAAGCGTTCCATCTGGGCAGTTTTTATGGACTAAGACAGTTTGGACTTATACAGATAACACAAACGAAACTGGTTATTCCGTTGCTAAAATGGGAGAAAAAGGTGATAAGGGAGACGCTGGCCCACAAGGACCGACAGGCGCAACAGGTTTACAAGGTCCTAAGGGTGACCAAGGCGTTATTGGTCCAACAGGTGCAGACGGGAAACCTAGCTACACGCACATAGCTTATGCAACTAACTCAACTGGTACAACTGGATTTAGTGTATCTGATAACGTCGGTAAAACTTACATTGGTATGTACGTAGATAATTTAGCTACAGATTCAACAGACCCTAAAAAATATAAGTGGAACTTGATTAAGGGCGCAGACGGTGCGCAAGGTATTGCAGGACCAGCTGGTAAAGATGGCAAAACACCATATTGGCACACTGCTTACGCAAATAGTGCAGATGGGACAGTTGATTTTAGTGTGTCCGATAGCGCAAACAAGCGCTACATTGGGCAATATACTGACTACGATGCAATAGACTCAAACGACCCTAAAAAATATCGCTGGACTGATATGATTGGGACGGTAGTCGTTGGAACTAATAACCTAATCAATGGTACTAAGTCATTTAGCGGAGAAGACTGGTTTACTTCTGCAACACTAGAAGATGAAAACATCTCTAATTATCCATTTACATTTAAAAAATGGATAAGTGCCCAAAAGGTATCACACGCAAAAGACATTATGGTTGAGCAAGGTGTGACATACACTTTTAGCGCTTATGTTAAACGTGAGGTAGCTGGGAATTTATATTTTTATCTCTATGATATAGCAGATGGTTTTATTACTAGCGATACTCCAAGAGAAGCAATCATAAAAAATGTTGACTCGAATGTCAGACGTTTTGAAATCACCTTTACACCAACTAAGACAGGTAAGATTAGACCACGGTTTGCGATGGTGTCATCGGAACAAGGTAGTTTTAGTACTGGTGGCTTTATGCTTGTCAGAGGTAACAAGACAGGCGATTGGCAGGAATCGGAAGCTGATAAAGCAAGTAATCTTGATTCAAAAGCCGATGGTGCTTTTACTGTTGAGCAGTTAAACGCTATCGCGGAAGAACAGCGTTTGATGAAAGCTAATCTTGAAGCTGCTGCAAGTTTGCAAGAAGTACAAGATAAAGCAAAAGAGTTACTTGATCAAATTAAAAAAATAGAAGATGGTCAAAAAGTATCAGAGCAAACTATGATTTCAAACGCTAATAGAGTTGTTCAGATACTGGCTAAGCTCGAAAATGTACAACTTGTTACAGAAGCCATTACGCAGTATATGTCATACTCAAATGATGGTTTAGTTATCAAAATGAAAGATGGTACATCGTCGGTGAGAGTAACAACTGATCGCATAGCTTTTTATTCAGGTGGCACTGAGACTGCGTTTATTAGTCAAGGTTATCTACAAATCGAGTCTGGTGTTTTCACTTTGCGGCTTCGTATTGGAAGCTTTTTGTTTGAAGAAAGTTCGAAGGGGCGTTTACAAATCAAGAAAATTAGAGGGATTGGAGGATAGATGACAACTTTTTATAGTAACTCTGACAGGAGTTATCGCTTAACTTATATTGTTGACGAGGTTTCAACGTCGGTTGCAGACAATAGTAGTCAAGTAAGATTTAGGCTCTATTTGACTTCTGATACTAACAGTTATGCTCAGTATAACTTCGGTGGATATGCTTGGGTGGGTGCTAAATATGACTTTAACGCACCTTCCTCTATCGGTTTTAACGGCAATCAATTATTGATTGACAAAACAATCAGAGTTCCGCATGATGCAGATGGAAACAAAACGGTCGTTGTTGCCGCTAAGTTATTAGGTCCAGGCGGATACGCACCCGGAACGTTGACGATACCAGATCAAAAATTCACGCTTACGAAAATACCTCGCACCAGCGCAGTATCGGTTAGCAGTGGCTATTTTGGAGATACGCTAAATGTTAATATCAATCAAAGTTCAAGTGATTTTACACACGATGTCAGATACAATGTGAATGGTATAACAGGGGTTGTTGCTAGTGACATAAAAGGTTCAACAACTTTTAAAACAAGTTTAGATTGGGCTAATACGATTCCGAACGCTACTAGCACACCAGCGACAATTTACGTTGACACTAAGTCAAATGGATCGGTCATTGGGACGTCGACCGCTATTTTTTATCTGACTTTACCGGACAGTGTAAAACCTAAAATTTCTAGTCTTGTTTTATCGGATACAAATCAAAAAGCATCTGCATTAGTAGGTTCTAATAATTTTGTGCAAATTGTGTCTAATCCAACTGTTGTATTTAATGGTGCGAATGGGATTTACGGCTCTACAATCCAAAATTTCTACGCTGAAATTGTTGGTAAAAACCAATCTACTCAGTCAGACGGTGGCTTGCTAGGCATTTTAAAGTTTGAAGGTAAAGCTACCGTTAAAGCAACAGTTACAGATAGCAGAGGGCGTGTATCTGACCCTGTAACAACCGAAATAAATGTTTTACCGTATAGCGGCATAGCACTAGATTTTAGCGCCCAGCGCGGCGGTGCTGATGGCACACAAATCGTTGTAACTGTTAATGCATCAGTTAGTCCATTAACTGTTAATAAGCTGCAAAAAAATAAAATGACGCTAAGTTTCAAGACGGCGCCAACTGGCACTAAAACGTTCAAAATTGATACTTCTGAAGCAAGTAAGACCTATACAGATAAATACCAACTCATCAATCAGAATTTTGTACTTAGTGGTGAATTCCCGTCTGATCAATCATTTGATATTTACGGGACTATCTCAGACAGTTTTGGGGCTAATGATACTAAACGAGTACCTCTTCTTGCAAAATTTGTAGCAGTAGAAATAGAAGATAGTGGTAATCCCGAGACAACAGGAGTAGCAATTGGTAAAGAGTGGGAGCGTGGGTCAATTGATGCAGCAGGAGATATATACGCCCGTGGCAAGCCAATCCAACAAAAACAACTTGCTCTTAACAATGGTGGTTCTTTTAGACATGACGACACTGACCTAAATAGCTTGCAAGACACAGGTTTTTATTGTGTATTTAGAGGTGCTAACAGACCAAGTGGTGCTGGCCCTGGCTATGTAACTGTTGTAAGACACGAGACAGCCAATTACGCTTACCAGCATTTTTATGACCGCACGAACAAAACCATTTTTACACGAGTGCTAGAAAACGGGGCATGGAGTGGTTGGAGTGAGTACGCTAAAAAAGATAGCTTACCGCAATCCGCACCAGCGGTAGAAGATACTGGTTGGCAATACATCGGCAACGGTTTTAATTACAGGAAAATTGGTAGCATGGTCACTATTAAATATGACTTTGCAACAAATGGAATAAACCAGTTTACGGTCGGTTCCATGCCAACGAATTTAATTCCAAACGAAATGATGTTTGCGGTTACTGCGTGGACTGTGCAATTAAATGTATTAAATGTACAAGTTAGTGCAGATGGTCGTATTTTATGGTTCAACCCATCAAAATGGGCGGTTAATGTTAAAGGACAAATTAATTGGATAATTTAAAAGGAGGAATTATGCTTGAATTTTTGAATAGATACCCAGTTTTACTGGAAGATAAAAGTGTAAAAGAGACTAAAGCGATTTTAGCATTTACGTCTAGCACGATTAAAGCAAATTTTGAAGTGACGCTACCAGCAGAAGAAAATGATAAAAAATTTGCTGAAACTTTAAAAACGTGTGAAAAGCTTATCTTTGAGCAACTTTACAAAGACAAAGCAGAAGCAGAACAATTTGAAAAAATTAATGACGCAATTGCTAAGTCAAAGGCGCAATCAGATAAAGCGGAAAATATGATTAAACTGATGTCAGCAACTGTTAACGATTTGATTAAGACAATGGCTGACGGAGGGAAATTGAATGATACAACGCTTAACAACGCTAGCGAAAATAGCAGTACACATATTTAAAAACAAAAAAGGAGAAAAAACAATGATGATTAATTACTTTGCAATGCAGATTGAACTAGGGTGGATTACTATTGATGACGTTCCAGCATTTTGTCGTGAAAAAGTGCGTCAACTAATTGAAGTGTCTAAAATTGGCACAAAAAGTGAATGAGGTAGCGAATGAATATTGATGTTATCCAGATTGGCGCACTTTGTGGCGCTATTTTATCGATACTTGGCTTGTGGGCGTTTATTGTTAAACCATTTAAAACTGCTATGCAAAAAAACGAAGATACAATGAGCGCCCTCAAAGACACGATAAAAGAGCTGGCTTACGAGCTAAAAGACTCACAGCGTGACCGAGAAAAAATACACAAAATCTTAGACATCCACGAGCAACGGCTCGGGAAAACAGAAGACGACATCATTGTCAACAAGGAACAAATAAAAACATTATTTAACAGGAGAAATAAACATGATTAATTTAAAATTACGACTACAAAACAAAGTAACTTTGATGGCTATTTTAGGAGCTATATTTTTGCTAGCGCAACAATTAGGTATTAAATTACCGTCAAATATTGCGGATATTGCAAACACAGCAGTAACGCTTTTGGTATTACTTGGAGTTGTGACAGACCCAACAACCGAAGGTCTTTCAGACAGTGAGCAAGCATTGACTTACCACGAGCCAAAAAAATAGGAGGGGACATGCGTGCAATCACTAAAATAGCAATGGTACTAGCAATAGCAATACTGTACATACCGCTTGCAGTGGTTGCTTTTTTTAGTTATCCGATTTATTTACTTTTTGGAAAGGAGGAGTAAATGGCAACTTATCAAGAATATAAAAGCAGGTCAAATGGTAACGCTTATGATATTGATGGTTCGTTCGGTGCACAATGCTGGGACGGTTATGCAGATTACTGTAAGTATCTAGGACTGCCATACGCAAACTGTACAAATACAGGATACGCAAGGGATATATGGGAGCAACGTCACGAAAATGGTATCTTAAACTATTTTGATGAAGTGGAAGTTATGCAAGCTGGTGATGTTGCTATTTTTATGGTTGTTGACGGTGTAACGCCTTACAGCCATGTAGCAATTTTTGACAGCGATGCAGGCGGGGGTTGTGGCTGGTTTTTGGGACAAAACCAAGGTGGCGCTAACGGTGCATACAACCTTGTAAAAATTCCATACTCCGCAACGTATCCAACTGCATTTAGACCAAAAAGCTTTAAAAACGCTGTTACTGTAACCGGTAATACTGGTTTAAATAAAGGTGATTACTTTATCGATGTATCAGCTTATCAACAAGCAGATTTAACAACGACTTGTCAGCAGGCGGGCACTACAAAAACGATTATCAAGGTATCCGAGTCAATTGCTTGGCTGTCTGACAGACATCAACAACAAGCAAACACAAGCGACCCAATTGGCTATTACCACTTTGGACGTTTTGGCGGTGATAGTGCTTTAGCGCAACGGGAAGCAGACTTATTTTTGTCTAACTTACCAAGCAAAAAAGTATCATACTTAGTCATTGACTATGAAGATTCCGCAAGCGCAGACAAGCAAGCTAACACAAATGCAGTTATTGCATTTATGGATAAAATCGCTAGCGCTGGTTACAAGCCTATTTACTACAGCTATAAGCCATTTACACTTAATAATGTTGATTATCAGCAGATTATTGCTAAATACCCAAATAGTATTTGGATTGCAGGTTATCCAGACTACGAAGTACGAACAGAGCCACTTTGGGACTATTTCCCATCAATTGACGGCGTGCGCTGGTGGCAATTTACAAGCGTCGGAATCGCTGGGGGGCTAGATAAAAATATCGTTTTATTAGCTGACGACAATAGTCAAGTGACTGTACCAAAAGCAGATAAACCGCAAGAAGCAGTTAGCTTTAATCAGCGTTTAGATGTTAATACTAAGCTAGACAACTCAAATGTACCATACTACGAAGCGACCCTTAGCACAGACTATTATGTAGAGTCTAAACCAAACGCAAGCAGTGCTGATAAAGAATTTATCAAGTCAGGAACTCGTGTAAGAGTCTACGAAAAAGTAAATGGATGGTCACGTATTAACGCTTCTCAATCTAATCAGTGGGTAGAAGATGCTTACTTAATTGATGCAACAGATATGTAAACCAACAGAGCGACATAAATGTCGGTAGCAAAAAATTATGGAGGTAAAACTCCTTTAGATAAGACGAAACCGCTCTCTAATTGAGGGCGGTTGTTTTGTTTTATCTGAAATTGTTGAGACTTTTTTTGCGTCAGTTATAGATATCACTCTCTAAAATACCCACAACATTTTTCAGCAGTCGCTTGAGTGATTTTTCTATCACCCCAGTAAAAAACTTTTTCAATTGATCCGTGTCGAGGATATACTGCGCAATTAATATTTGCTGCTTTATTAACTACAAATTTTGTGTTTGGCTCGATACCGTTAGCTCTAACCTTATTGTAGTTAGTTGATGAACTGTTACGATATTTAAACGGTTTATTGTAAATTTCAAAAATTTTATTTCCATATTCCATTTTATTTCTCCTTATTATATAGATAAACATTGATAGCGATTATTAATACTGCGATAGCCATTACCATTGCATGACCTCTTTTCTTTTGTTATAATAAGGACAGGGTAGGGGAGTTGTTGCTCCCCTCTGTCCATTAGCGATTACTTATGCTTGCGAGGCTTTGGTTTTCGCTTTTTTGTTTGCTTACTAAGGCTCGTAGCTGTTATAAAACTGGCTATTGCCGTTATGTAAGCGGGTATGTCATCAATTACTTTTTCAAGTAATCTTAGATAATCTTCTTTGTTCATCGTTCCACCTCCCTTCTTAATTTATAATATAATTATACAAGAAAATCTTGTATTTGTAAAGTATTTTTAAAATATTTATTTGTTTTTTTAAAAAAAATCTTGTTTTTAAAATGATTTTATTGTAATATAAAATAAAAAGGAGATTAGAAATGGAATTGTACGAATTTGTCGGAGAACAAATACGCCATCAAAGAAAACTTGCTAAACTCACTCAAAGTCAACTTGCGGATTTACTAGAAACTAATCAGCAAACTGTCGGAATGATGGAAAATGGCAGGCGTAGAACCACTATTCAGGATTTAGTTAAACTTTGTAAGATATTTAATGCGTCAGCAGATGACTTCTTACCTAAAAACTGACAATGTGAAACCGCTCATTTAATGAGCGGTTATTTTTTGTCTTTTTGTCTATCAGAACAGAAAAATTTAAAATTGTCTATTTTTAGGATTTTTTATCGAATAGATAAAAAGGAGGATAAAATATGTTGTATATAGATGAGTTTAAAGAAGCGATTGATAAAGGCTATATTTCAGGGAACACAGTAGCGATAGTGCGTAAGAACGGAAAGATATTTGATTATGTGTTACCTGGTGAGCCTGTAAGATTGTGGGAAGTTGCGACAGAGGAAAAAGTGGAAGAAGTGTTGATGGAATTAGATAAATAAAAAAAGACTTTTCCAAGTCCAAAAATCAGATGCTCCCCAGCGCAAAAATTACTACGTTATTTACTACGTTGTTTTTAAAATCAGTGTAATTGACCAGATAATGTAAGGTTGTAAAATGTTGATTTATCAAGTGATTGGGCAATGATAGCAAATGATACCATATTAAGGTTCTTTTTTGTTATAATATAATAAAATGCTTGTGAGGTGTCAGTATGAGTAAAGTTCGTTTATATATCGCTCGTCATGGTAAAACAATGTTTAATACAATTGGTCGCGCTCAGGGGTGGAGTGATACTCCTTTAACTACCTTTGGAGAACTCGGGATTAAAGAGCTTGGTTTGGGACTAAAGGCTTCAAATATTAGTTTTAAAGAAGCTTTTTCTAGTGATAGTGGACGTACTTTACAAACTATGGAAATTATTCTCAGGGAAGTGCAACAAGAAAATATTCCCTATACGAGAGATAAACGAATCCGCGAGTGGTGCTTTGGTAGTTTGGATGGAGGATATGATGGCGACCTTTTTAATGGCGTTCTGCCTCGAGTTTCAAACGGAGATATGAGCCATTTGACACACGAAGAAATTGCTAATTTGATTTGTCAAGTTGATACGGCTGGCTGGGCAGAACCGTGGGCAATATTGAGTAACCGTATTCTGTCAGGCTTCACTGCTATAGCTAAAAAAATAGAGGATATTGGGGGAGGTAATGCGATTGTTGTCAGTCATGGGATGACTATTGCGACTTTTTTATGGTTAATCGACCATAGTACCCCTCGTAGTTTAGGCTTAGACAATGGTAGTGTCTCAGTCGTTGATTTTGAAGATGGAACATTTTCTATTCAATCTATTGGGGATATGTCCTATCGAGAAAAAGGAAGAGAAATTTTAGAAAAAACATTACAATGA